ACATCTCCGCATTGCTTTTGCCGACTGCTGGCGAGTAAGACGCCGTGACCCGCTGTGTCCCACTTCCACGCCGATGCAAAGCGTAATACTTCATGCCCGCATCATACTGCCTTTGATTTATCTGACCGCGATGGTGATACCTGTCCAACGGCGTCTGCGTTGTCACCCGGCGACGCTTCGGCGCACCCGCAGTCTTGTCTGTCGGCTCGTCCCTGAACTCGTCATGTTGCCAACGCTCTGGTGTCCCAAAGTCTGTCGGTGCGCTTGGTTGCTGTCGTTTGCCCATTGGAAGCCCCTAGAATGGTATTTCGTCGCCTGTCTCCCAATTCATTGGCGTCTTCCCCTCGCCTGTCTCTGTAACCCGGACAACCTCGCTGTCGGGAAACACTGCCTTTACGTCATAAACATCCCTGAACCGCGATGCGATTAGTCTTGTCACCTCGTCAATCGTAAACACTCGATGCCCTTCGGCAGCATACTTGCCGTGAGCGTGGTTCTGGACGACAGCAATCGCAAATCCGTCTTGTTCACAGTGCCAAACCTTATCAGGCTCGACAGGATGCCCTGCGGCGGTAGCTTCTTCGTCCAGCTTACGCCAACCCCTAATCAACGCCGCCGCCTTCTGCGCGGTCAGTTCCGGGTCATCTGCCGCAACAGCATCATCGAGCTGCTGCCGCGCCCGTTCAAACCGCATCGCCATGTCTGGCGACACCAGCGATGTTAATTGTTCGACGCCCCATTTGCTCTCCATCTCAGCCGCGACCTTATCCAGAGGCTTCAACGCCTCATAGCACTGGCCTTGCCTCGGCGGTGTCGGCATCAAGGGTATTCGATCATCGTTTTTTGTGCGTTGGGATTTTTTCATTTCAACCTTCCAATATCACCTCGGACGGACACGCGGACATCAGACGGGACATACGGACAATACATAGTATTTGTCCGTGTCCGTCCCGTTTCCTGCTGTTTTGTCAAAATGGGACATCTTCTTCATGTCCCGCGATGTCCCGTTTGTCCCGTGACCACACATACACCCCGTCAAACCCGCAGAAATCCTTAGTTTTTAACTCATTTGCGGCACGGTTAAACGCCTTCCGCACCGTGTCCGCCTTTGTCCCGCCATGCAAATTTGCGAAGATTTCACGCCAATCGGACATTTTCGCCCCGGAACGGACAGGATAGGGTTCTGGCAGTGATTTCTTGCTATCTGCGAGTGCTACATGGAGCGCATCGAGGGCTAATTTGACGTTTCCATTGGGTCGATATGTTGCGCTTACGGACGCATCTGTCGCCTCAACCACACAGCTAGTTATGATTTTGCCTCGGTCGTTTTTCCCTAATTCGACTGTCTTAAGTTTGAAGGCATATTCGCCATCGACTTCCATATCGCGTTGCTTTGTGACCTTTGCTGCGCTGATTTGGGCATCTCTGTCTGCCACCACTTCTATTTCTGTGTCAGTTGCTGCCCTAAGTAAGCTGTGACCCCGTGCGCCAGCCGCTTGGTTCTTGCCTGTATGATGGACAAGCATAACGTGTGCGCCTGTGGCATGTCTGATGCGGTCACAGTTGTTGACCAATGCCCCCATGCTGTCCGGGGCGTTCTCATTACCACCGTTCAAGGCTCTTGAGAGTGTATCGACCACCACCATGCGGATAGGCTGACCGATTTGCTCCATTGCTTGTTCGATCGCCATGATTAGGCGGCTGGCATCTGTCTCGCTGTTGCACAGGTCTATCGTTGTAGCGATACGACCAAAGGGCAGCTTATCGGTGTCGAGATTATAATGTTTGTTATAAGCAACGATGCGGTTGTCGATGCCTCTGGCTCCTTCGAGCGCAAGATATATGACGCCACCCTGCTCAACTGCTTTACCGCGCCATTCTTTCCCTTGCGCCACATGGAAGGCAAGGTCGCTTGCGAAGAATGTTTTGCCTGTGTTGCTGTCGCCATAAAGGACGGACATGCCGCCATCGGTCAACAAGTCTTCGACAAAATCGAAAGTCTCTGTGCGGATGGCAATGTCGCCTGACCACTTGATTTCAAATGGCGGCTTGATGCTTTCTTCTTCTGCCACCTCTGACGCCTCACCGGGGTCGGGCATCTGCCACTTCTGCCGCGCAGTTTTAATGAGGTCAATTAGGTCAGGGTCATCCGACCCCGCGTCACAATATGGGGCGCAGACTGCACCGATAAGAAAGTCCGAGTAGTTTCTGCCGACTAAGGTTGCGACCACTCTGAGCATGTTGTTGTGCCACTCGCCCGGTTGCTTTGTTGTTTCCAACATCTGCTGTATCTGCGCGTCGGCTCTCCCTACACGCCCTGTGTCGATCTCAAACGCTGGCTCCGCAGATAATTCAGGTGAATTATTGTCGATGACGTAGGTTTGTCTGAGTGCCTCTGCTTCGACGGGCGGTCTTGTTTCTTTCGGGATGTATCTGACGCGCTCTTTCTTGTATCCGCGTTCCAGCTTTTTTTCCGATGGATGGCTGACTGTGCCAGCAAGACGCATGATGCGCGGCGGGTCGATTACCCGGTCGCCGCCGAAATAATCGGCTAGGGCTTCTTGTTGTTTTTGCCACTGTTGAAGATTGCGGGATGGGTCTTCAAGTCGCCAGTAGGCGTGGACGCGCTGGTTTGGCTCTCTGCCTGTTTCAATAACAAAATTTGGTTTAAGCGGCGCAGTCTTGAGTTTCTCGACTGCTGACGTATCGTCGGCGTCAACGAAGTGAAAATAGGATATTTCGACATCTGTGGCCTTGCCTGCTCCTTTTGTATCCTTGTTCCTTGGGTTCACGCCGACATAGACATTGTATTCTTCATTCATGTCGATGGCGTATTGCGCTGCGGCCTCAACTTCTTTGATGCCAAAGTTCATCGGCGTTGTGATTGCGCTGACCGGGTGGATGCACCTGATTTCGATTTTTCCCTCATATGCCATGTCAGCAAATGGCTTGAACAGTGCATATAGATGCGCCTTCGCCGTTTCGATATCGGCGTTCACTGGTGCTTTGATTACTTCTCCCATGGCTTCCTCATTCTTGAACTCCCAAAGTGGGGGCAGGCCGAGAAAGGAGGGAAGCCGACCTGCCCCCTACCGCGCTGGGAGTAGATGACGCGGTAATCTGTTGGACGACCTAAAATTCGTCGTCTTCTAATGTTTCAGCTTTTGGCGCGGGTTCAGGCGCGGCTGGCTCCGTTGCAATCTCCGTTTGCAATGCGTCAGGGCGGTCAACCCATCCAGACACGACCAGATGCGGAACATTGAATGAGCCGCGTTTGCCTTGGATGGTTTCGTAACCGTCGATCTTTACCATTGGCAGTTTCGTGCCTTCGCGGTTACGCAAAGCAGGCACAAGGTTTTCAAAACCCTGAAATGCACCCGCCGCAGCTTGTTCCCAAACAGCCGTGTTGCCCTTCTGCGTAGCGATTGGAATTGAAAATCCTCGCTTCCACTCTGGCCCCGGTTGGGCGGCAAACTGACTGATGCTTGGGTTCCACTGCCATTCAGGTGCTGCCCCTGCCGCCCCTGTTGAGTGGTTCCAACCCAGCTTCATATTGTCGATGTCAAAAATCACTCCGTTGTCGAAGCCCTTGAACACCTTGCGACCATCTTGGTCACGCAGACTGAAGGAGCGACCGGGTATCGCCCCGTCATTGCTTTCCTTGCTGTGCCAGTTAATCCACGGGCCAGAACTGCCCGAACCACTATTTCCTGTATCAATGTCAAACACGGTCTATTTCTCCTTGGACACTTTGACTGACAAGTTCCGCTTGCCTCGGTCACACGCCGTAAAGTTCACGACGCGCATCTTCATTTCCGCGCCAGTAAAAACTGTTGGGGTTCACTGGCACGATTTGACGGAGATGTTCTTTATCTCCGCTGTTTAAGAACCGTTCTAATCTGATGGTCTGAGCCTTGATGTAATCGAGTGTCTCTTTGACATCGCCATCTTCTTTGAACTCGGCTTTCTTGGGTGTGACGTACAAAAACTTGCAACCAAAGTTGCCCATCGCCTTTTGATAGATTGCCCGCTGCACCTGATGTCCCTTGGACATCTGCGGCGGCATACGCCCTGTTGTCTTGAGGTCGATGACGAGGCCGTGTTCCGGGTAAACAAAATCGAGGTAGCCAATGAAGGGTATCGACCACTCGTCTGTTTTGCAGTTAATCCTGACAAGCTGTTGCTTACCGTCCTCGCCAAACTCAGGTTTGCCGTATGGCTCCAACGCCTCTACTGCCAAACGGGTACACGGCTCGATCATGTCGCGCTCTTTTTGAGTTTGGGCGTCGCCAAACATCATGCGCTTGTCGAACTTGTCTTCGGCTTTCTTGACTGCTTCTTCTATTTTCATGCCGTGATAGACGACATCGACGACTGCATCCTCAATGCAAATGCCCCGCATCGGAGCCGCACCGAACACGCCGCGTTTGCCAAATAGTTTTTCGGCAACAAAAACGTCGATTGCGTCCACCGCCATATTGAATGTCGAGGCACTCAAATGCAGGTCAGGATTTGACTTGCTGGTAAATGCTTCATTGTGCCGTTCAAATCCGTTCATTGCTGCGCTCCATACCAAGCGATGAGAGCAGCGTCAGCGCGACCGTCATCTCTCTTTCGTTGAAAATTTGCGGCATACGCTGGGAACAGTTCTGCCGCCCTTGCTCGACTGGCATCCTTGCCGCCCCTTGCGCCCACTTCCTTCTGCCACTTCTGCGGAGTGACGTAGCTGGTGGGAATAAGAAGTGTGGCGAGGACGCCCTCGACCATGCCTACCGACCTACCAAACTGAAACATGGACGAAACGCCCTGACCCGGCATCGCGCCAACCTTTTCGACAAAGGCATTGTGGACACGCCGCGCTCCAATGACTGACTGCAACATCTGTGCGCTGACTTCGCGCTTATTCTTGCCGCCACGTTTGACGGCTACGATTGGCATGTCGAAAACATCTAATAGACCGCGCTCAACATCGAAGAACGCAAGACCACCCGACGCACCGGGGTCGATGCCCAACACGACAGTCAAGCCGCGTCCTCATCGTTCATAAAGTCGGGGATATCGAGAAAGCTGTCGGCTGTGACACAGCCCTTGGTGACTTCTTTAATTGTGCGGATCATTGCCCAGCTTGGGCGGCTGTCGCCCTGCAACCACTTGGAGACAGACGACTGCTTTGCTCCAATCATATCTGCGAAGGCTTGCTGAGTTAGTGCATTTTCGATGAGAAATTCGTGTAGTGTCATACTGCCCCCGTGGAATATTCCTAATCGTTGTATGCTGATTTGGAATTATCAGTCAACAGGGGACTACTAATAATTATTGCTTTTGTGCTGATAAGTTCAATTTGACTGAATTCGCACTAAAATCGTTCTGATAATGCTTATCCACAAAATTTGTTTTTTCGGGTCTGACTGGTTGCGTTACCCAAACTGGCTATGCTATTGACATATTACGTCAAGAGTTCTTGCGTTAGTTAAGGAGAGTATTATGGGAGTAAAGCCAGCAAACTTTGAAAGGGTCATTAAAAAGAGTGGCCTAAGTAAGAAAGAAATCGCAGCTCGGAAGAAGGTAAAGCCTGAAACGCTGTCGCGGCACCTCAGCGGAGCGATACGGATGACGCTCGACGATGCCCACGAGTACGCTGACATCCTTGGATGTACGCCGCTCGAAGTCTTGTTCCCGCTCGAAGAGGCACCGATCATCATCCACAATTACATCCAAGGGTCTCCAGAACACGAGCAAGTCTTTAAGACTAGCTTCAAGCGTGTCCTCGATGAAAACCCTGAGGAAAAGCTATATATACCAGCGCACTTCGGTGCCGACCTTGCACTCTGTGTCTATTCGGCTGAGGACGACTACGACGGGCCAATGAGGTCGATGCACCAGACGTTGGACGTTATCTACCAGTCACCCATTAGGGAGGGAAGGGTTCATCCTATGTGCAACCAGAAGCTATCTTATGTATCGTTGAAGCACCCGGAAAAGCATGAGGGTGTACGAGACACCGGCAAAATCAGAATGATGCAAGTTTTTCCCCAACCGAATAACAAGTACACGCTACACAATATTATCACTGGTGCGACCAATGAGGGCGTCGAGTTGGAATGGGCTACACCATGCCTTACACAAGTTCACTGTCCAGAAGCGTTCTTTACCCTCGACCCAGCCCAATGGTCTTGATATTTGGCGTCAAGTTTTTTTGACTTAATTTTAGAAAAACTTGCAATATCTTCTGGCTTAGTCGCATAAAAAGGCGCATATTCTCGCTAAGAATAAAACACCACATTTGGTTTGTGTTTTATCGGAGTGGAATATGTATCAACGACTTCACAAAGTCAGAAGCGACCGTGGCGTCAGCCAAACCGACCTTGCCGAAGCCACTGGTGTAAGCCAGTCGGTCATTAGCAAAATTGAGCGCGGGGCTTTACGCAGCCCCGGTTCGGGTAAGCTGGAAGCCTTGGCAGAATATCTTGAGTGTTCTGTTGCCGACTTTATCGACGATCCAAAACGACAAGCGGAGCCGACTGCTGTATCTGTCGGACAGCCGCACGACTTTTCACAGGTGGCGGCAGACTTGCCGCTGCTGGGACTGATAACGGACGGTGTTTCGGATACTAGATATTCAAATAGTCCTATACAGCTTAGTCAGACTATGCTAACGGAAGTTATGACTAAGCGTCCTACATTCCTAACAGGACTAAATGAAGCCTATGCAGTCCGTCAGGTTGGTGACGAGATGGTTCCCCGCTACAAGCAAAACGAAATCCTCTACATCGCCCCAGAGGTCGAGCCTTTGCCCGGCGATGATGTGATGGTTGTCATTGAAAAGACGGAAGACAGTCATCGTTACGGATTTGTGCGGGAATTGGTGGCTTACGAGAACGGCAGTGTTACCGTGCGTCAACACAATCCAAGCCGAGATCAAAAGATTTCCAAGAAAGAGATCGAGAGTTTGCACCTTGTCGTCGGCTCACGACGCCGACTTGACTGAATATTCTTGACAGGACTTTTTATCTGACTAATTATTCCCCTGTAACCAAAACGGGGGTTTTATGTCAGTTTTTCCAAAATACAAAGAATGTCCAGAGTGTTCGGGGACAGGTCGCGTTGAGTGCGAAGTCGGCCAAGCTGATTTCGGCGCGTGGCGCGGTGGTGAGCTGCGGCTAGTTTCTGTCGATTGCGAGAATTGCGACGGGACTGGAAGTGTCGTTGACGATGGTTTTGACGACGAAAACTGGGAAGACTTCAACCCGATGGTGGCAGCACATGGGTATTGAGCCAAACTCTGCCGCCAGCGCATTGCGAGAAATGCACACAATCATTGATGCCCGTGGCACAACTTACGGTGCGTCGAGAGACAACTTTCAACGCATTGCCGACTTGTGGACGACCTTTAAGGGTGTCGAGTTTAGCCGCGAAGATGTTGCGGTGCTTTTTATGTTGGCGAAAATTGCGCGTCTTTCGGAGACACCGGGTCACAAAGATAGCTTGCTGGATATTGGCGGCTATGCGGCTCTGGCGATTGAGGCCGAGCAAGAGCCATTCGATCCTGAAAAGGAATTGCAGAGATTGAGGGGGCGTAAATGATTTGCACAGCCTCGACCGACTATGCGCGTCACTACCACGATTATGTTGACTGTGACTTCTGCGGTCAGGCCACACGGGGGCGCGTCTATCCGCAAACCCCCACCGCAGTCCACTGCGGTTCGTGTGGTCGGATTATCGTCAATTACCCTTCGGGCAGTGACACGGTGAGCCCGTCTTGCAAAACATCCTCGTCGCGGATGCGGCGATAGTGTTTGGCGGTGACGTTGCTACCGACTGCGTGACCGACCAGCTTTTGCACATGGTTTTCTGGAACGCCGCTATCCAGTAGCGAGTTGATGTAGAAACGCCGAAGCCCATGCCAACCGAATTTTGTGACGCCAGCTTTTTCGCAAGCTGGGTGCAAGCCTCTTACCCGCCAATTATCATGCCCATCCATACGACCTTCGGTAGTCGGAAAAACATAGGCACTCTTAGGGGCGACCTCTTTCCAGTTAGCTAGTAATTTTTGCGCTTGTTCACTCAGTCGAATACGGCGCAGGCCATTTGCTGTCTTGGGAGTTTTGATTTCATAATTATAGACGGAGCGTTGAACTTTCAAATTGCCTTCCTCGTCAATGTCTCCCCACTCAAGCGCACAGAGTTCACCCAAACGCAAACCCGACATGGCGGCAAATGCAATTATGGGCTTATACCTTTCAGAAGCGTTTTCGATCACCCGATTCAATTCATCTGCTGTAGGAGTATAATTTTCTCTCGGCTCCTCAGTCGGTAAGGGGTCAACGTCGCGCACTGGGTTTGACTTCATGTCACCGCGCTCGATTGCAAAAATACAAATGCGCCCCAACGTGGCGATAACTTTGTTGGCAGTTTGCCCTTTCAAATATCGCGCAAGTTCAGCCCTGATTTGCACAACTGTTGCGGCGTCGATTTCCTTCATTGGAATTTTGCAAAGTGCGCTTTGAGCCAATTTCACTTGCAACAAATGTTTGTTGATATGACCCCGTAATTCAACAAAACGCCCGTGTCCGATTTTTCTACCTTTTAACCCCAAACGCCCTCGCTTTACTTGCTCACTGCTTTCGTCAAGAAAAGCCTCGCAGACGGTTTGAAAAGATTGACTGTCACGAACAAAGACGCCCTGCGTCATATCTTCATCGACGCTTTGTGCAAATGCTTTTTGTTCGGCAAGGGATTTGCCCTTGGCGACACGCAAAAGCGGTCGGTCATTCTCGTACCATAAGATGTGGGGCTTACCCCGATGCTCAATCAACTGAACCCGATTGCCTGTCCAGTAGCGTTTCTTTTTTGGCGAACCAGCCATTTTCTGTCTCCTTTCCCTACTCCGTTTCTGCCGGGGCGACCAATCCTTCTCAAAAGCCGCCCCGACATCTATGAATATAATCTGACTTATTATTCTTGTCTAGCATAATCTGACAGTCATAGGAATAAATGTCAGGGTAAATGTCAGGGTAAATAGGCCAAAAAACGCAAAAAATGCCCCCAGCCGAAAAGCTGGGGGCATTGTTAAGTCGTTGTTTTATTGTAGAAAAAATGGTACTGCCTTCCCGAATTGAACGGGAGACCTCTAGATCCACAACCTTATAATTTACCAATGATTTCATCACCATAAATAACCTTGTCAGGGTAATGTCAGGGCAAACCTCCATTCCCTACTCGAATGTTAGGGTGATGTCAGGGTAGGTAGAAATCTCCTTTTTGGCAAACGTAAATTGTTTTTTTAGCCTCTTATCTTGGTGGTTATTTTTTGCGAATACTGCCGACCACTTGTGGCACAACATTTTTTAAACTGGACAAACCCCAGACCGCACCATTCATTGCAATCCAAACCTCAACGACCCAGCTTGGCGCATAGTCCAAGTTTTCAAATATGCGTCTGCCCCATTCGGGATTGACCACTGTTATTACAATCGGTGCAGTGAACATTGTATATGAGAACCAGCGCAAAACTTTGTCCTTGTCTTGCAACTGCGCCATCTCCCATTCGGCGTTAGCTTCGTTTTCAGCCAACGCTAAACGCGCTTTATTTTCCAACACGTTCAGTTCCAACTTGTGTTTTGCTTTCGCCTTCTCTGCGCGGTTACTCATCCACTGCCCGGCGAGGCCAGCAATCGGTTGCAACAAGTTAAGCATTGTGGTTCTCCCGTTGATTGCGTTTCCAGAGTTGAAAATTAGTGCTGTTGGTTTTTCGCTCTTGCTTCCGCGCAAGATTGTATCGACGCATTTTGTTTAGGCGGCGATAAGGGTAAATCTTTTGCATCGCTGTGCGGCTAGTAACTCCAAATGGTCGGTCGAGCGAATGTCTTGCCGCCATCAAAGGTTTCGTTTTCCGTAAGGTCGTCGAGGTGAATGAAACGACTGCCGCCCTTCTGCTGCACCCCAATACCTGTGAACCCCATTTGCGTCGCCATACGGATCAGCGCGTAGGCTCTGTCGTGGCTGACTGCTACGTCAACTGCACGACCAGTGCTGTGCGAACCGGGGAGGTCTTTCGATGCTTCGATGGGATGGCTGGGGCTACGATATGCGCTGGTAATACGCATCGGGCCAAACTTGTCGCGCAATGATTGTAGACGGTGCATGAATGTCTCGCACATATATGCGTCGCCGCTGTGCGAACACTCCATCTCCTTACGACTAAAGTTGGGGAACTCGTCCCAATCTGGTTCACTCATTTTCTCTCCGTAATTCGACTTCTTTCATCGCCCGCATCAACGACAGCATTTCGCTTTCCTCAAACTCTTGCGGTTTGACGCGAGTTTTCTTGAGGGTGATTTTGGTAACAGGCCGATAGGCGACCCGGCGTTGGTCGATGGCGCAGAAGGCCACGATGTCGCAATGGTCTGACGACAGCAGCTTCTTGGACTTACTGCCTCGCGAGGTCATAAACCTATAGCTAGTGTCAATCGGTCGGCTGGCTGATTTGACTTCGATCCGATACGACTTTTCATTGTCGAAGCACACGATGTCGAAACCTTCGTGCGGAACCTGTGCAGCGGCATACCCCGCTTGCTCAATCGAGGCGGCGGTTATCAACTCACCGATACGACCAATTCTGAGGGCGTCGGGAACTTGGGGAAACACGCCAACACCTCATCGGTTGTAATACAGCGACCGGGTGTTTTTGCGGATACGCTTGGGGCAGTAGTCGTCTGCGTAAATTTGGTGGGTTTTGCGAATGTTTCTTTCGCATTGGTAGGTGCATCGACGGACGTAGACGCTAGGTCGTCCATCCATATAAGCCATTGTCATACCTTGTGAGATGAGTAGACAAAGTATTTCAGACATAAAGACTGGATATAACCATAAGCGCGGCGGTTGCAGCTAAACCAACGCCGACAAACATTTTGAGCAAAATGCTCTGGACTTCTTCCATTTCCTTGCGGCGTTTTATTCTTGCTTGCTTGATTTTTTCTTCGCGTTCTTCAATACGCTTCTTGCGCTCTGCCACGATGCTTTCGTAGAAGCCGTGACCGTAAGTCATATTGATTTGAACCTTGAGGTTATATAACTCGTTTTGAAGGTTCTTATATTCGATCATTTCGCTGGCGACATCTTTGAAGCCAGTTTTTTTGCTGTAGCGTTCTTTATTAAATTCGTCGAAGCCTTGAAAGATGCTGGCTAGTTGCTGACCGATTTGGGCGGCATCTTGTACGCTGTTTATGTTCTCCTTAATAAACGCAATCCCAGAACGAGCCAGAGCCAACCCGGTAAGTGCTGTGCTAATCGGCTCCATTTCGACGCTCCGTAACAGCGTTCCAAATTCTGATGCTTACTAAAACAAGACCGCCGATCATTACGACCAACTCCACCCAAGCAGTCGCACTGACTACCCACATAGGCGCGCTTATTGCCCCAGCACCGATGGCTAGGTCTTGGACTGTCTTGCTTTCCATTTTAACCCTCTAGCGCAGTCAAGCGTGTTTCAAAGTCGGCGTTCTGTGTTTCGAGTGCTTCAATCTTTGCGATAGCTTCTTGCAGGGCGGCAGTAAGCACTGGCACAAGTTTAGATTGGTCAATGCCTTGATAGTCAGGTGCAGAGCGCGTTTCCATCACAGGAGGGGCAGTTTGTATCCACTCTTGTCCATCTTCTAATGTGTCAGGCTTTTCAACCCCTGTGCTGTGAACCACCTCATCGGCATCATCTGTAGCGGGTGTAATAATATCACCCAACGCTGGTGTGACCATAAATTGTTGGTCACTCATAGCGTCCTTTTCGCCCTGAACGGCTTCGGGAACAACCGTTGCGGCTTCATGTGCAAGAAACCCATCCACTGTTTTATCTGGGTCTGCGATGAAATTAAATCGCTTCGGAGCCAATGCTTTTACACGCTCAATCGCACCTGTAAGATTGGCAACATTTTCTTTCAACCGATAGTCGGAACTTGTGGCGTATGTAGTGGATGACGCATCAACAAAAATGGAACCTACAGCAGTGTTGCTAGAATTATGAAAAATTGCGGCATAATAATTTGCATCACTATCCCCACCGAACCCGATAGCAAGATTGCCATTTGGAGATACGTTCAAAACACCGCTATTGGTGGCACGATAGTTTCCATCAGATGAAAATAGCCCAATTCCACGAACCTCAAGTTTGTTGCTTGTTGTTGTCGCTCCGATTGCTAGGTTTCCAGCACTTGTAAATCTTCCTCGAAGTGTTCCGCTTGTATAAAAGTCCATATTATTATTATCAACTTCATATATAATTCGACCTAAATATCTGTCACTGGTTGCAAGGTTTTTCCCAAAGTTAATAATTGTGGATTTATTACCCGTCCCATTGATTAGCGACAAGTTCATTTCAGCAGATGCACCACCATCCCCCTGAACAGTGAATATTTCACCAGCACCACGCACATCTAGTTCGCTGTGTGGAGAAACTGTGCCAACGCCAACCTGATTATTCGTGCTGTCTACCTTCAAAGTGTTTGTATCAACAGTCAGATCACCATTAACTGCAACCGCATCAACAGCCTGCGTCCCGGCGGCAAAGTCCTTGAGGTGGCTCATTAACTCCCGCAGCGCATTGTTCACATTGCTGGGAAGCATACCTTCATCGACGGAGATGCCGCCGATATCAGTGTTGTTGCCTGCTGTGGCGTCGTAATCGGTGAGTTTATCTTTCGACATTATTCGGCCTCCAGTGCGGCGACTTTAGTTTCGAGTGTTTCAATTTTTGCGATGGCTTCTTGCAGTGCCTTGACTGCCATCCAAGTAATTTGTTGCTCCACAACGCCCAACTTGGTTGTGCTTTCATCAATCTCAAATTCTGTGATAAGATTCGGATGATTTACTTGCACGTCTTGAGCAATAACGCCTAGTTTTTTGGGGTCTGCATCATCTTCAAAGTTATAATGAAATTCTTTTATTGAAAGCCCTTTAACGTCATCCCAAGCACTAGGGGCCGTTACGATGTTTTTCTTTTCTGTCTGGTCAGATAAAGCAACATTGTTTGAGGAATAGTTTGCAATCCCCCCGTTGCCTAGAACATAAAAATTATATCTGCTGTTGGAACTATCGTAATAGTGATAAGTATTAGCACCTGCCGTTGTTGAAAATGCTTGCCCATTAATTTTAAGCATAATTCCATTATCTGAAACAGACGTACTTGTTTTATCAACTAAAACATTGCCCAAACTGTCGATGCGCATACGTTCTGTGTATGTTTTAGCACTAAAATTATCATAATGACCAAAAGTCATTACATCAGCATTATCGACAGCTATTTCGCCAACATTCGCATTAATGCCCATTGAAATAAACTGGTCAGAGTGATTGTTAGTAGCAGTAATATATGTTGTTCCGTTAAGTGTTCCGCCATTAACCTCAAAAACGTCCGTCGGTGAAGCAGTCCCCACCCCGACCCGATTATTCGAGCTGTCAACATGAAGGGTGTTGGTGTCAACAGTCAGGTCGCCAGTGACCGTCATGCTATCGGCAGACGGGCTGGTCAGCGCAACTGTGCCATCATTGACATCGGCTAAGTCAGCCATCACTTCGCGGATGGCGTTGTTGATACCCGCTGGGCTGCAACCCTCGGATATGTCAACAGACTGGATGTCCGTGTTGTTGCCTGATGTGTTGTCGAAATCGCGGATCGAGTTTTTTGCCATGTCTATTCACCTGTAATCAGAGGGCCAGCCGTGACTGGCGCATAATCCAATAACCCTCGCACAACCGGGGGTTGCGTTACGCCGACTTCTCCTGTTGCCAGCAGTTCGCGCAACTCCTCCATACGCCGCCGCTGAGTTCTGTCTGCTATTGCTTTCGCCGTCATTCCAGCCGCACCTACAGCCAACATTGTTGGCTCAACAGCAACCGCCCCTAAGTTCAGTGCTGTCATAAGACCGTTGCCAGTTGGAGAAAGTTTGCCAATTTGACGCAAGACGTTTTGCGGCAAATCACACTCAACAACGCGACGCATCGTCGCCAGTTCTTCTTCGCTAAAATATTTGGCGTCCCTTCCAGTGAGTATTCGGGTAACAGCTTGGCGATATTTGTTGAGAATGTTACCACCTGAACCCGTGGCGGCGGTTTGCAGTTCGGCCTTGTCCATTGCCGCATCAAGCAACTCGGCTTTTTTGTAGCGCGAGTTCGCAAGTCGCGCGGCATCCATCAATTCGTCAGCCTCACCTTTTGAAGCAATCAATTCATCAATGTCGTCGATGAAGCTGTAGACCAAAGGATTGTAATTACTTTTTTGCCATCGGTCGCGTAACGCCTGTCGAACTTTGTCAAGCTGACCGATTTTCAAAGAACCACCCACTTGGTTTTGGATAGTTTCAAAAGCGGCTTTAATTTCTGCGTCAACGGTTGGATTGTAGCCGGGGTCTTTTGCAAGGCGTTCTTCGGCTTTGGTGGCAAGCCCAAGCACCTCGTCTTCGGTAAACGAAACTTTTGCATCGTCAACTTCTTTGTATGCGGCGTTCTTGGCTTGACGCAAATTCTCCAGCGTTGGCTTCTTAGCTGAACGCTTCATTAAACCTTGCAAAGTTTTTGATGCCCCTTTGATAACTACTGGGGCGGCAGCACCAAACAAAGCAGCCGGGATTGCCATATCTTTGCCAGCTTCAATGCGCTGTTCAACGTCGCCTTCTGCTTCACCAGTCCCATAAAGAAAACCGCTAGTCGCGGCTGTGGCTGCGCCCTTTACAATATCAGGTACTCGCTTGATTGCCTCTGGCAAGAGACTTGCGCCCCGAACAAAAGGAACCGCAGTTCCCAATGTGCCTGCCACTTCACCCCCTAATGTTGTTAATGGGCGGTCGCGGCGGGCGGCTTCTAACTGAGCGCGGGCATATTCTGTGGCAAATTGCTTGCGCTCCTCTGCTGTTCCTCCAAATGGGATAATCTGAGCCAAGTTGCCCGCGAGTTCATCAAAATAACTTGCAGTCAATCCAGTTCTCGCGCCAGTAGCGGTCGCCCCCAAAGTTGATGGCTCCATCTGAGCCGCTAATAGTTCACGGCTCGTATACGCGCCAGTTCTAGGGTCGAGAAACATGCCCTCTGGGACGGCGGGGTCTGCTGCTGATGTTTGTGAGGCAAGTTCGGCTTGTAGTGTCGAAATGTCATCCTGTTGGGTTGGTTGCGACGCGCCACCAATTTGGGCTTGTAACTTTCTGATTTCATCTAAGTCAGACATAGTTAACGCCCCGCCCTTCTTCGCAGTTCTTTAATAAGTGCCGCTTGGTCGGCTTCTGATAAGGTTGACGCATCCATGTTGGCTAACTCAGCATCACTCATAATGCTGAAACCAACACTCGCGGCATTTTGGTCGCCGTCTTCACTAAATATGGTTTTCCCGAATACAGCTTTTTGTAAAGCCTGATCTCTTGAAGCGATTGCCGATGCGGGCAAGCCTTCCTCAATTCCCAAAACAGCAAGTTCTCTCGCAGAGCGTTTCTGTCGGATTAGTTCGCCCGTGTCTCCGGGTTGCGGTAAGAACATGCGACCGTACAGAGAGTTCTCCCACGCCTGAATAGCCGCGCCCGTATCTTTACGCAAAATTCCAGTTAGAAACTGTTGTCCCAAGTTTTCTGCAACTTGATATTCGGGCCTACCAAATTGGCCTCGGACAAACCCTGTGGGGTCTTGATCAATAACTTTTTGCGTAATGCTAGTAAGTTCTTCGTCAAGCCCGACTAACGGCTCCAAAGTTCCACGCATACGGGTCGCATACCCAATATCTTTACTCTGTTGCTCAGTAAATTTGACATCACCTTGAACAACCTCGACCTCACCAGTTTCAGGATTGACGCGGACACCCATGCCGCTTTTGGGTTTTTCAGCTAGGGTAAAGCCACGCGCCAAAAGACTGTCAAGAGCAGGGCTATCTTGACGAACAGTTACTCTGCGTCCCTGTGTATCTACAAGAACAATCGGCTTGCCAGTGGGTCGCTCTGGCTTCTCAAATGCTTGTTTTACAAGTTCCTGTGAAAATAACTCAGGATTGGCTTGAGCAGCGAGGCTTGTGATGTCCACAGGATTGCCTGCCATATCAACACCGCCCATTTGCGCGGCTTTTGCTAGACGATCTTGTGCCAGACGTAGTGCCTCACGACGGCGGCGTTCTTCTTCAAGTTGATTTATTTGAGATAGACCCGAAAATGTGCCAAGCCCGCTTCGCACAGCACTGCCAAGACCTTGACCCTCAAGAAGCCCTGCGCCAGTAGTCAGAAGACCAAGAGACTGAGCAAGATTTAGATTGTTGAAGTCCATTGATAGTCTCCTAAAGAATACCTAATGCGCCTAAACCGCCGCCAATCAACGCCCCCATTGGGCCACCGACAGAACCGATTTGCGACCCCAACGCCGCGCCAGTTAGTGCGCCACCAGCCGCACCCGCCAAGGGGCTTCGCCCCGGTGCTGTGCCGCTAGTCGTCTGATTAGGCGTTGAAGGCGTCAGCCCCGTTGCTGAAACTCGCGCTGCTAGTTGCGTTTGTTGCGCCGCGTTCAATTCGTTAATGAAATCCTGTTGTGCCTGAATTTCGGCTTGTTGCATTGCTCGTTGCTGTTCACCGACGCCTTGCAAGGCCGCTAAGTCAACAAATCTCTGTTGAGCAAGTTGTGGAGCCATGCCTGCCGCCTGCATTTGACGGGCGCGGTTTTGTTGTTGCGCTGAGATAAGCTGACCCGCTGCTTGCATTTGACGAGCGCGGTCTGCTTCGACCTGTTGCGCTAAAATAGGAGCCGCCGCGCCCGTAATCCCTGCGCCCAAGGCTGTGCCAAACGCACCACTTCCAAGACGACCACCAAGAGCATATTGGGATGTCGCTTGGTTGACAGCACCCGATATCGCATTGTCGATTTGCGCTTGAAGAAATGGGTTTGTCTGAGATCGACCAGCCGCTATGTCACCAAGGAAACCTTCGGCATAAGTTGGCCTAGAACTGCCACCGATTACGTTACTCAATAAACCCTGCGCCCGCTGAACAGTGGGGTCGCCCGCCGCTGCGCGTTGTGCGGTGATTAACTGCGCCTGTCGCTCAATCGGTGTGAACCCAGCTACACGATCACCAGCGAAAACTGCTGGCTTAACGCCTCGCGCAAAACCATAAGTTTCTTGCAACTGTTGTTGTAGGAACGGGGGGATTTCTTGCACCACGGTTTGTGTGGTGTTTTGCGAGCCGCCTTTACCCATCTTTGAACTCCATTTCGTAATGAACGAATTTTGGCTTGAAGTCTCTTTTGCCTAGCCAACGCTGCCACGCGGGGCGACCATACGCCTCGAAGTGTGTGCAACCGTTGTGCTTTGCAACTTCCTGTAAGGTGTCCAACACCATGTTGAACCACCGTTTCATTTGCTTACCGCCCAAAAACTCCAGCGCGTAACCGCGCTTGTTTGGGTAGGCAACAATTCTTGTTGTGAGGGCCGCGATTATTTCACTGCCATCAATTACGAGCCAAAGGACGCAGACGCCCATTTGACAATCGTTATAGAGGTCGTATGCCTCCAACTTACCTTCCGCTGTATCAATAGCGGGTTGTAAATACTCAAGTGCCGCGTCCCAAAAGGTGTCGATCATCTCGACAGGGACAGGCGCAAAATTTAAGTCATCCGATGACGACATAAGCAAACGTCCGATCAGTTTGACTGTTGTTCGCGTGGGCAATCGTGAACGTCTGTTTCCCACGCGACGACACATACATGCCGTCCATCTCAGCCGCCGCATTTGCGGTTGTTGGCATAAACAAAATCACGCTGTCTGGCCCCGCCCTGTCCTCTGACACAGCGGTAGAAGCTGCGCTGGCAGTTAGCGTCACGGAACCCGTCGAGTTCAGCTTTCCGTCAACCGTTCTGTTGACGACCTCGGCAACTTGCCGGGGGTCGCCGCCAATGGGCGGCAATGTGCGAAACTGGTTTGCCATCAGCGTTCACCAAGAGACTTACCGTCAACATCGACACCCTGGGCAAACTTCCAGTTGCCTGACAGATTGCATCGAACAGTGTGAAACCGACCTTGCGCTCTTACGGGGCAAAACCCCTGAGTGTTAAGTGACGATGCGGTTCCAAAACTCTGATCGTCGGTCTGACGATTTCGTGTGCCGACCTGAACTGTCACCGTGCCGCCTTGGGTCATTGGTATGACGCGGTTGAGGATAGCGTGTCTGTTCGGCGTTAAGTTAAACTCGGCTGTCTCGACGGTCGCCGCAATCGCTGACCCGGTAAAGCTGTGCAGCTTCTTATTCTTCGACCCGCCGAAGATGTAGCCGCCACCTTTGTACAAGTCGCTATCCAGTGAAGCTGGCAATGTCTCGATGCTCGTCGAAATATTGTCCAACTGCTCGACTGTGTAGCCTGCGGTGAAGTAAGGAGCCAAGAACTCTGTCTCAAACTCACCGTAAGACCAGCGGTCGAGTGCGTAGTTGTAAATCAGAACCTTATCTGGCTCTACCGCTGTGGCACTGTTTGAAACAAACGACCACATGACTACTTGTTGCTTGGGGTCAACTGCACAGGACAATCGCTCACTGTTCTGCGCGTCAAACTCGTCGAGGAACCAGCGGTTCACTTTCTCTGCACCAATCGGGCGTGACTGCTGACCGTCGAAAACGTAAAACCCGTCATTACTCAGGTAGTAAACATTGTGGCCGACATTCGCCACGCTACCCGGATACTGACAGCCCCGCGTTGTTTCCACCTTGTCAAACTGGAAAATCAGCGGTGTGCCGACATAGGTGGCACGAACAATAGCCCTCTCCAAAAGAATGGTCGCATATTCGCCACCGACCAGACCCGTAATTTCACCAGCGTCAGCAATGTCCTGACTGTCGGCTTGATTTGTTCCCGCTGTCCAAGATGTCGTGTCGTTGATTGCCGACCAACGAACCCGGAACGGGGTTGTTGTGCTACTCTCGTCGATATGGGCGGTCATTACAAAGTCACGGACGTTGGCGACAAACTTGGCTTTGGGTGCGCCAGACAAGTCAGAGAACACGCTGTCTGTTCCGAGTAGAAACTTCTGCGTTGGGGCGTTTACGCCGCCAACAGCGACGACATAACTGCCGAACTGCACAAACCGCCAAAAGTCCTCGGTCTGCAAAGAGTAGCCGCCAGCTTTGCTAACATCATCCAAGCCGCTGTCAGTCTGATCGAACAAATACAATTTGCCCGCATCACCAACAAACAACTTTACATTGCTGCTCGTATCCTTGGCAGGGAATATGCCACGGATGCGATTGTCAGCCGCCGCGCTTAACGCTTCCAGTTCTTTGATAGGCGTATAACCAGAGGCCGACGCAACTACGTTCTTGGCCTCGGTCGCTCCAACATTCTGAAAGTCGGGCT